CTTTTTTAGTTTTAGCTGGATATGATGACAAGAATTTCAGTAGTATTGGAGGACTTGTAAATCCTAATACTGGAGGAAATGCCAACGGAGATGTTAATATAGTAATTCCAGCCCATTCAGCTGGAGATATATATTCAATTGTTTCTGAATGGATTAAATATTATTAACGGAGGTTAAATGGCTAATACCACTTCCGGAACATATGTTTTTGGTAAGAACTTTTCTATTGATGAAATAGTAGAAGAAGCTTACGAAAGATGTGGTGTGCAAGCTGTCTCAGGATATCAGTTAAAAGCAGCTAGAAGATCTTTAAATATTCTTTTCCAGGAATGGGGAAATAGAGGATTACATTATTGGGAAGTTGCCAATAACTCTATTACTCTTGTTGATGGAAAATCAGAATATACTATGTATCGTTCTACAGGGGATGGTACTTCTGATGCTACTGCAGTTTATGGAGTAGCCGATGTATTAGAAGCTACTTATAGAAATGCTTCTAGTGTAGATGCACCTTTAACTAAAATTGATCGTTCAACTTACCAAGCTTTTTCTAATAAAACAGCCAAAGGTCAACCAACTCAATATTGGGTTCAAAGATTTATAGATAAAGTTACAATTACTTTATATTTAACTCCTGGTTCTTCTCAAGCAGGACATTTTCTTAATTACTATTATGTAAAAAGAATTCAAGATGTAGGGGCATATAGTAATGCTGCCGATCTTCCATATAGATTTGTACCACCAATGGTTTCAGGTCTAGCGTTTTATTTATCACAAAAATATGCTGTTCAAAGAACACAAGAATTAAAATTATTATATGAGGACGAATTAGCGAGAGCTCTAAAAGAAGATGGTTCTCCTACTAGTGCTTATATTTCACCAGCAACTTATTACCCAACGGCTAGTTAATTATGACAAAATTTGCAACAGGAAAATATGCTTTATCAATTTCAGACAGATCGGGATTAGCATTTCCTTATTTAGAAATGGTAAAAGAATGGAATGGAGCATGGGTTCATTTTTCAGAATATGAACCTAAACAACCACAGCTTCAACCAAAACCTGTAAGTGCAGATCCACAAGCTTTAAAACATGCACGCCCACAAAGAACTGCATTTTTTACGCCAAGTGTTTTAAATAATAATCCTTTTTCAACAACAGGAAGCAGTACAACTGTAACTGTTACAGAAGATAGACATGGAAGATCTACAGGAGACGCGGTTAGATTTTATGAAGTTAAAGAAATCGTCGGTGGAGTTGGAATTTCTACTTTTGAATTAAACACTACATTAAATGGAGATATTACAGATAGTGCTACAACTATTACTCTAGCTGACGCATCATCATTTCCTACTTCAGGTTATATTGTAATTGTTTCAACAAATGCTACTACAGGACTTTATACAAGTGAAACAATTAAATACACAGGAAGATCAAGTAATGATTTAACAGGATGCACAAGAGGTACTTCTGCACCTTCTTATGGAACTACTCCTGAAAGTACAACTGCTGTTGCCCATACAAGTGGTGCCAAGGTCTATGGTTCTTATATCATTACTAAAGTTACTGAGACTATTAACTATCCTGGACAACCATCTACAGAAACAGTTAGCAATAAATTTACAATTACATTAGCGAGTAATGCATCATCAACAGCAATAGGGGGAGGATATTTCGTTTTCGGTGGTCCTGTGAACGATAGACCATAATGGCTTACTTACTTGCAAATTTACAGACCGATATTAGAAACTACACTGAAGTTGATAGTACAGTATTAACTGATGCAATTGTTAATACTTTTATTGTCAATGCTGAAAACAAAATTTATCGAGAAGCAGATTCTGACGATAATAGATTCTATGCTACTTCCAATTTAGTTGTGGGGAATAGATATGTCACTATTCCTCAAGATTTAAGAATTATTAGATATATCCAACTTAAAGATACTACGGTTACACCAAATGTTCAAAGTTTTTTAGAGAAAAAAGACACTTCATATATGGCTACATATTATGATACACCTTCCACTCAATCAGGAATTCCTAAATATTATGCTAATTGGGACGCTGAATATTGGGTTGTCGCACCTACTCCAAATGCTGCTTATGAAATTACCATGGCTTATATTAAACAGCCTTTTAGCCTAACTGATTCTACAAATCCTACTGGAACTCCAGCATCGACAAATGGAACTTATCTATCTAATAAATATCAAGATTTACTTTTGTATGGATGTTTGGTAAATGCATATGGATACTTGAAAGGTCCTGCAGATATGATACAATATTATACGCAAGCTTATCAAGTTGCGCTACAATCGTATGCGATCGAACAACAAGGTCGTAGACGTAGGGACGAATGGCAAGATGGAGTTATTCGTACACCTCTTAAATCACCAAGTCCATCAGGTTATTAAGGAGATAAATAAATATGGCAAACGTAATACCTAACTCTTTTAGAGGTGCTTTATTTTCAGCGCATCATGATTTTGCGACTTCTGGAAATACTTTTAAATTAGCTTTGTATACAGCTGGGTCTGGTGCACCGTATTCTACTAGTTCAACAGTTTACACTTCAGGAACTGCTAACCAAGTAGGTACATCTGGAACTGGATATTCTACAGGTGGAAATACTTTAACTTCACAAGCAGTAGCAAGTTCAACAGCAGTAGCTTCCGTTGACTTTGCAGATACAGAATGGACTTCTGCTACTTTTACTGCAGCTTATGGAGTAATTTATAATAGTTCAACAGTAGATAGTACAGCTGATAGATTAGTTGTTGTGTTAGATTTTGGAGGAAATAAAACTTGTACGAATGGTACATTTAAAATTACTTTCCCTAATCCATCCACACCAGGTGATGCTATTTTAAGCATGGCGTAATAGGAGATAAAAAATGGCTTTAGTTTTAAATGACAGGGTTAGAGAAACCAGTACTGATTCAGGAACGGGGACTTTAGATTTAGCAGGAGCAGTAACAGGTTGGGATACTTTTGTTGCTGGAATTGGAACAGGAAACACAACTTATTATGCAATTCATGAAGAAGGAACTGCTAATTGGGAAGTTGGAACTGGTACAGTAACAGATGCAACTCCGGATACTCTTTCAAGAACTGCGATTACAAGTTCTAACTCAGATAATTTAGTTGATTTTAATTCAGGTGGTTCATCTAATACTTTAAATATATTTTGTACTTTACCTGCATCTAAAACAATGGATATGACGCTGACAACAGCAGGGGATATATTATATGCTTCAGCAAATAATACTCCAGCTCGTTTAGCAAAAGGAGCAGCGTCTGAAGTATTAACAATGAATTCAGGGGCAACAGCTCCAGAATGGGCGACAGCAAGTGGAGTAAGTTCAGGCTTCGTGATTGCAATGTCGATTGCGTTATAGTATAGGTAAATTATGGCACAGAATTTTAAAAATTATATCACAAGAGTAACAGGAACATCAGCAGTAGACGCATTAGGCGGCGCTACTAACAGTATTGACTGTTTAATTAGTGTGAGAATGGCAAATGTTTTAACAACAACAATAACAGTAGAAGCTTATATCGAAAGAGGTGGAAGCAATTACTACTTAATTAAAAATGCGCCCATAGTAAGCGGCGGATCTTTAGAATTAATTGACGGAGGAAGTAAAATTGTACTTGCATCTGGCGATCAACTTTATGTAAAAAGTGATACGGCTTCATCTTTAGACACGGTAGTAGGCGCAGTAGATGATATAAGTACATAGGAGAACTCATGGCATATTTAGGAAACAAGCCCCGAAACAATTTATTAACCATGAACTCTTCGCAGTACAGTGGTGATAATTCAGAAACAGATTTTACACTTACACAAGCCGTAGCAAATGAAAACGAAATTGAAGTCTATGTTGGAAACGTCCGTCAGGATCCTCATTCAGCATATTCAGTAACAGGTGGAACCACTTTAGCTTTTACAGCAGCACCCCCAACAGGTAGTAGTAATATTTATGTAGTTTACATTGGTAAAGCTACAGGAACTACAACGCCTGGAGAAAATTCAATTGAATACGGAATGATAAAATCAATCAATGGTGGCTATGAAAATTTAGCAACTATATCAACTTCTATTACTGTTGCAGCAACAGACAATATGATGTTGTGTGGTCCTGTTAGTATGACAGGCACTGTTACAGTAAATGGAACATTAACAATAGTATAATGGCAACTTTATTTGTAGATAAACTAGACCCGCAATCAGGAACAAGTTTAGAGCTAGGTTCTTCTGGAGATACTATTACTGTTGCAACAGGAGCTAAACCAAGTTTTAACTATCCAGCTTTTCTTGCTTATAATGGAAGTGCTAGAAATCCAAGTGACGCAACAACAACAGACCTTCAAATAGATACTGAAGTATTTGATACAGGAAGTTGTTTTAATACCAGCACCTACACTTTTACTCCAAATGTAGCTGGAAAATATTTATTATTTGCTGCAATTAGAGTTGGAAGTGATACTTCAAGACCAGCATTTATTGAAATGCAAGCTAGAATTAGAAAAAATGGTGGGGACTGTGCTAATCAACTTTTAAGTTCTTATTCAGCTTCTAATTTAGATGGATTTAACATTCCAATAACTACTATTGTTGAGGCAAATGGATCATCAGATGCCTTTAAAATTGACACTTATTTAGACGTAGATGCTGGAACGATAACAATATCAAGTGGACAACATCAAACTTATTTTGGGGGATATAGGATAGGAACTTAATATTATGGGAACACTTAAAACAACAAACATACAATCGATATCTGGATCAGGAACAGTGACTCTTGGTACGTCCGGAGAGACTTTTGCTATTGGAGCTGGTGTAACAGCTGGAACTGGATTTGGAAAAATTGGACAAGTAATTCAAACTGTAAAAACAGACCATGATAGCACAACATCTACATCTTTTAATGATATTAGTGGAATGAGTGTGGCTATAACGCCATCAGCAACCT